CTAGGGTTCAGATAGATGCTGAAAAAGCGGAAGCCAAGGCTATGCTTGATATAGAAAAACTAGACCAGCAGGAACGCTTAGAGAGCGCAAGAATCGCGGCTAAGGTGGCGATGCAGGAAGGCAGGGACATCTCTCAGCAAGAGATTGAGGGGTTTAAGGCCGGATTTAGTTTAATCAAAGACATAATGGACGACGATGAAACACGCGAGCAATAACATGTTAAAGGCAGTTCAAGAGGAGCTTCGCGTCCAAATGAACGAGGTTACCGATCATATCGCTATCGGCGGGTGCAAGGACATGGAGGAATACTCGCGAAACGTGGGCATTATCCAAGGGCTTGCCCATGCGGAGCGCACGCTACTAGACCTAGACGAAAGGATGGAGCGCGAATAATTCGTTACATAAGGTAACGCATGGTGACGCCAGACACTGACTTCTGGTGCAGGAAGGACATTATGACCGAAGAAGACACTCAGACTGCAAAGCAGTTGCCTGAGCCTAAAGGTTACAAATTACTCATCGCTCTCCCAGAGCCGGAAGAAATGACGGAGGGAGGCATCCTCAAGGCAAAAGAAACCCTACAGACGGAGGAGATTGGCCCTGTCTGTGGATTTGTCATAAAAGTGGGAGCAGACGCTTATCAGGACAAGGCGCGCTTTCCGAATGGCCCATATTGCAATGAGGGAGATTGGGTGCTCATGCGCTCATATAGCGGGACGCGATTTAAAGTTCATGATAAGGAATTTCGGCTTATCAATGACGACAGCGTCGAGGCAGTAGTTGAAGACCCGAGGGGGATTGTGAAGGTATGAGCGAAGATCAAGTGGAAGATCAGGGAATGTCCTCCGAGGACAAGTTTTTTGGTGTTAAGGCGACGTTTGGCGAGAAAGGCACCCCCGTCGAGGATGTTGATGTCGAGGTTGTAGATGACCGACCTGCTGAGGACAGGCGCCCTCCAGCGAAGGAAGCCAGCAAGCAGGAGGACAGTGAAGACGAAGAACTGGCGGGTTATTCCGACAAAGTCAAGAAGCGCATTAACAAGCTCCGCTACCAACAGCATGAGGAGCGCCGTCAGAGGGAAGCATCTGACAAGATGCGAGAAGAGGCTGTCCGAGTTGCTCAGAAGTATGCGGATGAGAACAAGAAGTACCACGCAATCATTCAAGAAGGCGAGCAGTATCTGGTTCATCAGATTAGAGAGCGAGCTAATTTATCTCTTGAGCAAGCTAAGGGTCAGTATCGCCAAGCATACGAAGAAGGAAACACGGATAAGGTTGTCGAAGCCCAAGAGGCCATGATCCGTGCTCAAGCGGAGTTTAGCGCCGCTGACCAGAAATTTAATCATGTCGCACAGGACAGAGAGCAGTGGAGGCAGTGGCAACAACAGCAGGCAAATGCTCCACAGCCACAACAACAGCCACAGCCACAACAACAGCCGCAACAGCCCCCACAGCCCACCGAAAAGGCGGCTAAGTGGGCGGAAGAGAACCCGTGGTTTGGGCAAGAAAAAGACATGACCGCGTTGGCGTATGGCGTCCATGAGCGGTTAATTAAAGACGAGGGATATGATCCCAACTCTGACGAATATTTTGAGGAGATTAACCGCAACATTCGCGGCAAGTTTCCCGAATACTTTGGAGACCCAGAAAGCACCCAAGAGGTGCCAAGGGCTTTCAAAAATCCACCCGTGGTTACAGCGCCCTCCTCACGGAATAACGGCGCCAAGCCACGCAAGGTTAGGCTGACTCGCACTCAGCTAAGTCTGGCTAAAAAGCTAGGTATAACCCCTGAACAATATGCCAACCAACTCATTAAGGAGTCGTAAAGATGGCAGAACAGCGCACTAAAAGGGACGCAGAGTCCAGAGAAGTTGAGCAACGTCCGTCCGATTCGTGGATTCCGGCCTCCGTACTACCAAACCCCGACCCTCAAGAGGGCTGGGTGTTTAGATGGGTACGCACCAGCACACTGGGCCATGCGGACAACACGAATGTATCTCAGAAGTTTCGAGAGGGATGGGTTCCTGTAAAGGCTGAAGATCACCCCGAGCTTGAAGTTATGTCGGACATTGATTCCCGTTTTAAGGGAAACATTGAAATCGGCGGCCTCTTGCTTTGCAAAGCCCCAGAGGCCAAGGTAAGGCAGAGAGAGGACTACTTTGAGCAAATGGCTTCAACCCAGATGGAATCCGTGGACAACAACTTCCTCAAGCAAAACGATCCCCGAATGCCCGTTCTGAATCCTGAGCGGTCAACTCGGACTACCTTTGGTCGAAGTTGACTCCGGTTTACCGGGGAGCTTTGGCTTTAACTTTAAGTTTGGAGACTTAAAATGGCTACATCAGCTACTCCGATGGGTGCAGAGCCTGTAGGCACTCTAAGTGCTTCCGGTTCTTTCACCGGAAAAGTGCGCCATATTAAAGTTGCGTCTGGCTATGCCACCGACATCTTTTATGGTGATTTTGTTAAGCTAGTTGCGGCTGGTACTTTGGAAAAGGCGGCAGTTACGACTTCTGTTGCGGCAGGAACTGTCGGCATTTTTGTCGGCGTTTCCTACACTGATCCCGGTACTGGTCAGTTAACCTTTAACCAATACTTCCCCGCCTCAACAGCGGCAAGTGACATCATGGCTTATGTCGTGGATGATCCCACGCTGTTGTTCCAGATGCAGGGAGATGAGGCAATTGCTCAGACAGGTCTGGGTAACAATGTCTCGGCTGTCAGCACTGCTGGCTCAACCGCTATTGGAAGGAGCAAGAATGCTCTTGACGGTGGCTCTATCGCAACAACCAACACACTTCCGCTTCGTATTGTGGACTTCGTGGACGGGCCTAACAGCACGGTAGGTGATGCTTTCACCGATTGTATTGTTACGTACCTGCCCTTGAGTCATGCCTACGAAACCAAGCTTGGCGTTTAAGGAGACTTAGGAAATGGCTATTTCACGCGCACAAATGTTGAAAGAACTACTCCCCGGTCTGAACGCTTTGTTCGGCTTGGAGTATGAGAGATACGACGACGAACACACGATGATTTACGAAACTGAATCATCAGAGCGTTCGTTTGAGGAGGAAGTAAAGCTGTCCGGCTTTGGTGCCGCACCAGTTAAAGCTGAAGGCGCCGCCATCAGCTATGACTCGGCGCAAGAGTCGTTCACTGCTAGGTATAATCATGAAACGATTGCTCTCGGCTTCAGCATCACAGAAGAAGCAATGGAGGACAATCTATATGACTCACTGTCTGCAAGATACACAAAGTCTCTTGCAAGGGCAATGGCTCATACCAAGCAAGTGAAGTCGGCAAATCCGCTTAACAACGGGTTTACGACGTACCAATCTGGTGACGGCGTAACGCTGTTCAGCACGGCTCACCCGCTGGTAAACGGTGGCACCAATGCTAACCGTCCTGCCGTAGCGGCTGATCTGAATGAGACCTCGCTGGAAGATGCTGTGATTAATATCGCCGCATTTACCGATGAGCGTGGTTTGTTGATTGCGGCTCGACCTCGTCGTTTAATCGTTCCACCCTCGCTTCAGTTTGTAGCAACTCGTTTGCTTGAGACTGAGGGTCGGGTTGGCACGGCTGACAACGACATCAACGCCCTTCGCAACAACGGATCGATCCCAGAAGGCTATTCTGTCAATCACTTCCTGACTGACACGAATGCGTTCTTCTTGATCACCGACGTACCGAACGGCATGAAGCACTTTGAGCGCACCGCGCTTGAAACCTCAATGGACGGAGACTTCGACACAGGAAACGTGCGCTACAAAGCTCGCGCTCGTTACTCGTTCGGCGTATCTGATCCACTCGGAATTTACGGCTCGCCCGGAACTTCCTAAAAAGTCGGGGGCTTCGGCCCCCTTTTCTTCCTGACTAATTGTTCTACGTGGAACATTAGACTCACCCAAGACAGGAGATCCTCATGGGTACTACTACTTTCTCTGGCCCAATCAAGGCTGGAACCATCAAAGACACCACTGGCACTACTCTGGGTTCTGACGTAAAGAACACCGGACAAGTTGTCATGGCGCAAACTTTCTCAACAGGGTCTCTGGCGGCTGGCGCATCTGCGGCCAACAGCACTACTGTTGTCATCCCAGCCAACTCCCAAATCATTGACTGCGTGATTGACTGCCCTACAGCTATGGGCAACGCCACTGCGGTATTGAGTGTGGGCGACACGGTTGGCGGTAATGCCACGTTCGTTAACTCCTTCTCAATTACTGTCGCCTCTGGAGCGGGTCGTAAATACCCCACCACGCAGGCTGGCGGCGCGTTGGCGTGGGCCGACACGGGCACTGCTGACAAGAAGCTTACTTGGACAACCACGGGCGCCACAGACGCTGGTGAGATTCGGGTAACAATTCTGTATCAACAGAACATCAACCTAAGCTAACGTAACGGGGCTTCGGCCCCTTTTTAGGAGAACAAGATGGCTGATGCAGTTATTAGCAAGATCATTGAAGACGGCCCAAGAACAGCGATCATGTACTTTACTAATGTCAGCGATGGCACGGGTGAAGCCGCCGTTGCCAAGGTGGACGTATCTGCGTTAAGTGCAGACCCCGCCAGCAAGGGCGCGTGTACGAGTGTCAACATTGAAAGCATCCAGTACACAACAAAGGGTATGGGAGTCCAGATTTTCTTTGACGCCACTACCAACGTGTTGGCGTGGGAGTTGATTGCTGACTATGGCGATACACTGGATTTTTCTGATTTTGTTGGCTTACCAAATACAGCCGCCGCCTCTGGCAAGACGGGTGACATCCTGTTTACCACCACGAGCGCGAGCAACGGCGACACCTACTCTGTGGTCCTCATGCTAAAGAAGAATTACGGCTAATGAGGCTGTATTACAAGAAGGGCGGCAAGACCAAAAAGTCTAAGTCTCGCGTCAATGAGGCCGGAAACTACACTAAGCCTAGTCTTCGCAAGCGTATATTTAACCGGATAAAGGCTGGCGGCAAGGGCGGTAAGCCGGGGCAGTGGTCCGCAAGAAAGGCGCAGATGATGGCAAAGCAATACAAAGCCGCAGGTGGCGGCTATAAAGACTGATGGCGCTCAAGAAGACACAAAAGTCCCTAAAGAAGTGGACCAAGCAGAAGTGGCGCACCAAGTCTGGGAAGCCCAGCACCCAAGGGAAAAAGGCCACGGGTGAGCGTTATCTTCCTGAAAAGGCAATCAAGTCCCTCTCAGATAAAGAATATGCCGCGACCAGCCGCAAAAAGAAAGCAGATACAAAGAAAGGGAAACAGCACTCCAAGCAACCCAAAAAGGTTGCCAAGAAGACGGCGAGGCATCGGAATTAATGCGGCTGTACTACAAGAAGGGAGGTCGCGTTGATAAAGGCGCGATGGCCTGCAACAAGCCGAAACGGACTCCGGGCCATTCCAAAAAATCGCATATCGTAAAGGCGTGCGAAGGCGGGAAAGAAAAGGTCATTCGGTTTGGTCAGCAGGGTGTAAAGACCAATCAAACAGTGGGACAGCGCAAAGCGTTTAAATCACGCCATGCCAAGAATATAAAGAAGGGCAAAATGTCTGCGGCCTATTGGGCTGACAAGACAAAATGGAGTCCAAGCAAAACCAAGTCCAAGTCTAAAAAATGGAAAAAGGGTAGCTAAATGCCTATAAGCAGAGCGCAAATGGGCAAGCAGATTAAAAATGCGCCCAAGTCGAAAAAGGCAAAAGCGGCCAAGTGCAGAAACGGGCTGGCTCGCACGGGTCGAACTAGGGGGAGGAGGGTCTGATGGCTACTAGCGGCACAACGACTTTTACTCTTGACCTATCAGATATTTTTGAGGAGGCGTTCGAGCGTGCAGGCTCTGAGCTAAGAAGCGGCTACGACTACCGCACAGCACGGCGTAGCTTGGATCTGCTGATGCTTGAGTGGCAGAACCGTGGTCTTAACTTGTGGACAGTAAGAGATGCTACGCAGGCTCTGACCGCAGGAACGTCATCGTATGACCTTACCTCAGAAAAGTTAGACATAGTGGAGGGTTTGTTGCGTACTGACGCAGGTGATACATCTAAGCAGTCTGACCTGACAATGCAGAGAATATCCGTTAGCCAGTACGCTCATCAGACAAACAAGCTAACCCAAGGAAGACCGCTTCAATACTACGTTGAGCGCAAGCCTGCGGGGATAACGCTACATTTCTGGCCGGTGCCAGATGCTACAACCAGCTACACGTTTGCGTACTACTACCTAGATCGTATTGAAGACACTGGAAAGCCAGCATCTAACAACATGGACGTTCCAGCGCGGTACTTGCCGTGCATGGTGGCGGGTCTGGCATACCAGATTGCGAGCAAAAAGCCAGAGTCAATGAGCATCGCGCCTGCGCTCAAGCAGGTGTATGAGGAGCAATGGAATCTTGCGGCAGATGCATCAAGAGAAAAGGCGTCCCTTTACATGGCTCCGGGTGGATATAACAACTTATGAGTAGCTATGCGACCGGCTCCAAGGCGTTTGGGTTCTGCGACAGGACTGGCTTTCGCTACCCACTGCGCGACTTGGTTAGGCAGATTGAAGATGGCCGCTGGAATGGACTGCTTGTTGGCAGGGATGTTGTGGACCAAGACCAGCCACAGTTAAAGCTGGGAGACGTTAATGCAAGTGATCCGCAGGCGCTTCGCTTTCCGCGACCTGATGATGGCCTTGATGAAAGTCGTGCGCTTTTTGCGTTCGATCCTGTCGGGGGAGGCAACACGGCACTTGGAAGCCGTACTGTTGGCCTCGACATGGCAGGTCTTGTTGGGCGCGTAACAGTGGAGACATCCTGATGGCGTTTACCTTTACCACATTAAAGCAGGTCATTCAGGACTATTGCGAGTCGAATGAAACCAGCTTTGTCAATAATTTGCCGACAATCATTCAGCAGGCAGAAGACAAGATACTAAAGACGGTTCAGTTGCCTGATTTCAGAAAGAACGTGTCTGGCTCAGTGGCAAACAACAACCAGTATCTGGTTATGCCATCGGATTTTCTAACGCCATACTCGTTAGCAATCGATAATTCTGGCTTTGAGTACCTCCTGTTTAAAGACGTAAACTTTATACGACAGGCGTATCCGCTAACATCTACACAGGGCGCTCCTAAGTATTACGGCATCTTTAGCCGCACAGCTTTTATTATAGGGCCAACACCAGATGCGGCATATGACGCTGAACTGCACTATTTTCACAAGCCCGAATCAATAACCGCCTCTTCGGACGGCACAAGCTGGCTAGGGACAAATGCCGAATCTACGCTTTTATATAGCTGTCTTGTAGAGGCGTACACCTACCTCAAGGGCGACCCAGACCTTATGCAGGTCTATACGCAAAGATACCTTGAGGCCATGAGCAAGTTAGAGGAGTTGGGCGAGGGGTACAGCACAACAGACAGCTATCGTAGCGGAGAGGTAAGGAAGCCTAGAGGATGATCAGTGTTAGTACCACGATGGATGTGGGTAGCGTTTTTGTAGAAACGACAAATAACAGGGGTTTTACACCCGAAGAGGTTGCCGAAAGATGCCTGAGCAGGGTTGTTTCGGTTGCGGATACTGCGATGCCAGAGGTTCAAGCGCAAGCGCAGGCATTCAAGGACCAGATTAGATCAGTCCTTGTTTTTTATATGAAGGAAGCCGTGAAAAGCGACCGAACTACTGTTTACAACGCCTTGTGTGACGCAGGGCAAAAAGACCTAGCCGAACTCATAAGGAGACTTTGATATGGCCTTTAGCGGAAACTACATGTGTACGTCGTTCAAGCAAGAACTACTTGTAGGCTCACACAACTTTACGACATCCAGCGGAGATACGTTCAAGCTGGCAATGTACACTAACTCAGCGAGCTTTAATGCGGCCACAACAGACTACACAACCTCCAATGAAGTTAGCGGCACGGGGTATTCGGCTGGTGGCGGAACGCTGACCAACGTAACTCCTACCACGTCAGGAACAACGGCGTTGACCGATTTTGCTGATCTGACTTTTGGGTCTTCCACCATTACGGCTCGCGGCGCGCTAATCTACAACACAACCACAGCGGCAGGGAGCGGGACGACGGACACCGTAGTAGTGTTGGACTTTGGTTCAGACAAGTCCTCTAGTGCGGGTGATTTTACTATTGTATTTCCGACTCCTGATGCGTCCAACGCTGTTATTCGGATTGCATAATCATGGCTTTGGTCGTTGCTGATCGCGTAAAAGAAACCACTACGACAACAGGAACGGGGGCGATTTCGCTCGCGGGCGCGGCGACAAATTTCGCCACTTTCGCCTCCGCGCTGTCAAACGCAGATACCACCTACTACGCGATTGTAGATGATATAAACACCGCTTTTGAGGTCGGTATTGGCACCTACGCATCTAGTGGAAACACCCTAACCAGAACGACGGTGCTGGCAAGCACAAACTCAGGGTCTGCTGTTAACTTGTCGGCAGGAAGCAAGGAAGTGTTTATCACTTACCCTGCGGGCAAGTCGGTCAATCGTGATGCGTCTGGAAACGTGACAGTCGGTGGTGGCGTTACAGTCACACAGGTGGATGTCACCGCGCAGGGAGATCTTCGTTTGCAAGATAGCTCTGGCGGCGAATATGTGGCGCTACAGGCGGCGGGGACGCTAGGCTCTAGCTACACATTAACCCTTCCGACAACTGCGGGGAGTGCGGATGAAGTGCTCAAAACGGACGGATCAGGAACCCTAAGCTGGGTTGCACAGAGCGGTGGCGGCAGTGGGATTAGCACAGGTAAAGCCATCGTAATGGCTATGGTCTTTGGAGGATAAAGGATGGCGGCACCTAATCTAGCAAACGTAGCGACAATTACAGCAAAAACAGCGGTACAGGCTGTTGGCACCAGCGCGTCTGCTATTGTCACTAACTCGGGAAGCTCTGGCAAGGCATTCAAGGTTAATGCTTTGTACATTTCAAACATCGACGGAACAAACAACGCAGAAATTAACGTAGACCTTTACAGGTCATCTACGGCTTATCACATAGCAAAGACAGTTGTGGTGCCTGCTGATGCTACGCTTGATGTGCTTTCTAAGTCTGTGTATCTGGAGGAGGGCGATGCTCTACGTCTAACAGCAAACGCTACCTCTGACCTTGAGGCTGTGTGCTCGTATGAGGAGCTTAGTTAAATGGCGCAAATAGGGCCAAAGCAGTCTATTTCTGTTTCGTCCGCATCAGGTGTCTTTACTACAACAGAGGCACAACAGGAGAGAGGTGGTGGCAACTGGCCCGGAATGGGTCTTCCAACGGTTGAGTGCTTGGTTATTGCCGGTGGCGGTGGTGGGGGTGCTGGATCAGCCGCTGGAGGGGGAGGCGGTGCTGGCGGTTATCGTACTGCTACTGGCCTCACTGTAACTGCGGGGCTGGCTTACACCGTTACCGTAGGCGCAGGTGGCGCTGGTAGTACAAGCCCTGATAACAACAACGCTTCCAATGGAGGTGACTCTGTATTTTCTACTATTACATCCGCAGGCGGTGGTGGGGGAGCGGGAACAGGCCCGGCTAATGCAAGCCCTGCATATTCAGGAATTGGACTAGACGGCGGCTCCGGTGGAGGAGGTCGTTTTGGAGGCGCTGGAGGTAGTGGTAACACCCCCAGCACGTCGCCGTCGCAAGGTAATGATGGTGGTGGCTCTACACACGGTACCAATAGCAGAGGATCTGGTGGTGGAGGGGGTGCTAGTGCGGCTGGAACAGCCGGCACAACAACTGCCGGCGGTGATGGCGGTGATGGCACAGCGTCTTCAATAACTGGCTCTTCTGTAACCCGTGCAGGCGGTGGCGGCGGTTCTATTTGGTCGCAAGCCGGTGGAAGTCCGGGCAGTGGCGGCTCTGGCGGAGGAGGTGCAGGTGCACCTGCAACGGGCGGTACAGCTTCTGGAACGGCAGGTACAGCTAATACTGGGGGCGGTGGCGGTGGCAATGGTCGGTCAGTAGCTGGCGCATCGGGTGGTTCTGGTGTTGTCATTATTCGGACGACAAACACTGCTTCGGCAACTACAGGCTCTCCAACCACAACAACTGACGGTTCTTACAATATTTTTACCTTTACAGGATCAGGGAGCATAACCTTCTGATGGCTCACTTTGCTGAAATTGGAGTAAACAACACCGTCATTCGAGTGATTGTTGTGAACAACGCAGAGCTTCTTGATGGAGACGGAGTAGAGCAGGAGTCGCTAGGTGCTAACTTTTGCCGTGATTTGTTTGGCGGGTCATGGATGCAGACCAGTTACAACGGGAACCTCCGAAAAAACTTTGCCAACAAAAGCTACACCTACGATTCAACCAGAAACGCCTTTATACCTCCCAAGCCCTTTGCAAGCTGGACCCTAAACGAAACAACTTGTCAGTGGCAATCTCCAGTGTCCTATCCTGACGACGGACGAGAATATTCTTGGGACGAAGACTCTACTTCTTGGAAGCTGGCGACCTAAATGACAATGACGAAAACCAAAATTAACATTAGTTGGACTACTGAGCCAGCGCAGTTAACCGGAGAAGACAATGGCACTTGTCCTTAAAGACAGAGTAAAAGAGACAACCGCGACTACAGGCACGGGCGCTATATCGCTGGGTGGCGCTGTGACAAACTTTCAAGCGTTCTCGGCGGTGCTGTCAAACGCAGACACCACCTACTACGCAATTGTCGATACAACTAACACGGCGTTTGAAGTTGGTCTGGGCACGTATGCCAGTAGCGGAAACACCTTGACCAGAACCACTGTGCTGGAAAGCTCCAACAGTGGATCGGCGGTTGATTTTGGTGCAGGCTCTAAGTCTATATTTATAGCTTACCCCGGAGAAAAGTCGGCGTATTTAGACGCCTCCAACCAGCTTGTGATTAACGGTACGGCGGTTACCTCTACCCCTGCGGAGCTTAATATCCTTGATGGAGTTACATCTACTACAGCCGAACTCAACATTTTAGATGGTGTAACTTCCACTGCGACGGAGCTTAATTTGCTCGACGGCTCTACGGCAGACACCGTGGTCAACTCTAAGGCGGTTATATATGGAGCCGCCGGTCAGATTATTGCGAGCGAGTTGGATGTAGACAACATTCAAGTAGACAGTAATGCCGTCAAGTCTACCGATACCAATGGGAACATACAGTTATTTCCGAATGGGACGGGATTTACAGAGTTATACGGAAATACCAACCCCGGAACGGTCAGGTTTAACTGTGAGTCCAACTCTCACGGTGTAACAGTTAAAGGGCCAGCCCACAGTGCGGCGGCAACGTACACGGTTAATCTTCCAGATACATTAGGAACAAGTGCCGCTTCTACTTTAATTACAGCTAATGCGTCTGCAAAAGTAACATTAACAGGAACTACATCTGTAGCCGAAATAATTGAAAAAGTAGACATACCTACCTCTACTACAGGCACTATAAACTTTGACGCTCTTTCTCAGGCCGTTCAGCTTTACAACACAGATCAAACCGCAAACAGGACAATTAACTTTCGTGGAGACGGCTCTACAGCGTTAAATGCTGTAATGGCAGTAGGGGAAAGCATGACCTCTGCAGTGTTAATGAAGCAGGGCGGTTCAGCTTATTATCTTAACGCTTATCAAGTAGATGGATCGTCAATAACCCCTGAGTGGTCTGGCGGTTCTGCCCCCTCTGCGGGAAATGCAAACTCAATTGATGCTTACACATTTACAATTATTAAAACGGCAGACGCTACGTTTACAGTATTAGCCAGCCAGAGCCAATACGCATAATGCCGTTGCTATCTACAATTGGAGCGGCGTCAGCTAAAGGTTTTAGCTCTGGGAGTGCTCCGCTTGAGGTTACTGGAGGAACGATTACTACCTCTGGGTTGTACACCTATCACACGTTTACCTCTTCATCTAGTTTGGTAGTGTCTGGTGGAACGCTAGAAGATATCAATTACATGATTATCGGTGGTGGTGGAGGCGGCGGTGGCGGTTTCCCGATATATGCGGCTGGTGGAGGTGGCGGTGCTGGAGCTTATCGTCTCTCAACGTCTTCTGGAACAGATATATCTGAAGGCTCTCACACGGTAACAATTGGTGCTGGCGGTGGCGGTGGAGCAGGAAGCTCATCCCAACGAGGAGGAACAGGAAACAACTCCACATTTAATAGCATTACATCCAATGGGGGTGCTGGCGCAGGTACATGGGGTGGAGGCCCGATGGCTGGTACAAGCAACGGCAACGCTTCTGGATCAGGTGGTGGTGGCGCTGGTGGCTCTGCCGCTGGAGGCTCTGGTGGCACTTACGGCAACAATGGCGGGGCTACAGGCGGCAACGGCGTTAGCTCTGGATACACAGGCTGTGGTGGCGGTGGAGGAGCAGGCGGAAACGGAGGAAACGGTGCTGGCTATTCTGGAGGCAACGGTGGAGCAGGGTCGCAAGAGTCTACTTGGGCGGGCGCAACCAGTACGGGCGTTTCTAATTATTATGCTGGCGGTGGTGGTGGTGGATACACGGGCGCTGGAGGAAGCGGCGGATCCGGTGGTGGAGGTAACGGCACGAACGCACCAGACAACGGCGGTAATGGTACGGGCTACGCTGGAACTGCAAACACAGGAAGCGGTGGCGGCGGTGGGGCAGGCTGGGGAAATAATCCGGGGCCGACCTATAGCGGCGGCGCAGGTGGATCGGGTTTAATAATTATTAGATATTTGACGTCTCAACTGGGGTAAAAATGGCACACTTTGCACAAATAGATAAAAATAATGTTGTCATAAATGTTCTTGTTGTTCCTGATGAGCAAGAAACCAGAGGTCAAGAGTACTTGGCTACTGACTTAAATCTTGGGGGCACATGGATACAAACATCTTATAACCACCGCATTCGCAAGCAGTACGCTATTGTGGGTGGAAAGTACGACGCAACTAATGATGTATTTTTAATGCCACAGCCATACCCTAGCTGGACATTAGATAGCAGTTTTGATTGGCAACCCCCCGTTGCGTATCCAAGCGGTGACGCCATGTATGCTTGGGATGAAGATCAACGACAATGGAATACGGAGTAGCAACGCTATGACAGCCTACAGGCAGGCTTTGCGAGACACGCCACAGCAGGCTGGTTTTCCGCACA